TGATCCTAAGACTGGTCGTCCAGTAGGTAGAAAATCACCTGAAGAAGGAAACCTACTTGGCAATAGGGGACATTCCGAGTTTGCAAGAAAGTATGGTAGCAGAAAAATGGGTGGCTTTGGTCCAGTTAAAAGTACCAGAGTAAAAGAAGCAAAAGATTTAAAATTGGCTCAAGGTAAACGAGCTAAAGCTAAAGCCGAATCTTCTACTAAACCTGCTCCACTTAAACTAACAAATGCTCAGAGAGTTTTTAAACCTTCTGCAAAATCTTCTGAAGTAGCAGGAAATAGAAGTGGCTCTACCCCAACAATAGTTGCTATTGCACCTAGTGCTTCTAGCGCAGAGGAGGCTTCCTCTAAAATACCTAGTGTGCAAACTAAAGCTAGAAAAACTTCTACTCAAGTACAACGTAAAGCTAGAGCAGATGCTGCTGCTAAACGTAAAGCTGCACTTAAAAAACCTGCTAAAGAAGGTAGTCTTGTTGGTGATGCTGGTAAGCCTAGTAACCGTAGGGCAGCTAAAGATGCAAATACAACCGCACGTAAAAAAGCTATTGAAAGGGCAGTAGCAGAAGCTAATAAACCTACACGTCCTAAGCTACGTCCAAAAACTAAAGATATATCTTTAAGAACTTATTTGAATCAAGAAATAAAAAAGAAAAAATCTACTGTAGCAAAAGAAAAAGCTAAAGCTAAAAAGGGTGGATACACAAGTATTGCTTCAGCTAAAAAAGCTAAAAGCCTTTATTACATAAAAGATGGCAAACCAATGGCTGCAGTCTACAAAGAAGAGTTAAAAGGAAAATAAAATGTACGGGACAAAAAAGAAAACCAAAGGTTATAACAAAGGCGGATCAATGCCTATGGTTATGAAGAATGGTAAGAAAGTACCAGCCTATGCTGCTGATGGTATTGGCAAAATGAATAAAGGTGGTATGACCAAAAAGAAAACTTCAGCTTATGCTAAGGGTGGTATGCAGTCTAATCCCGGTTCAGTCAACACTTCTGTAACTGCAAGCTATCCAGCTAAAGATTCTATTATTAATAGAGAACCTATGAAGAAAAAAAATGTCATGACTTACAACATGGGTGGCATGGTCAAATCTCAAGTGGATAACCTTAAGAAGAAAAATGCATAACGGGTTTGCAATCTTGTATGTAGTATGATACACTAACTTGTGGTATAACTGTCTCTGGTCAAAAGGAGATATACCATGTTTAAACAATTCATTAAAGCACTACAAGATCACCAAATGCGTAGAGTACAATACTGGCAGTTAGTTAATATGTCAGACTCTGCTCTTAAAGATATAGGAGTAACACGTGGCGAAATTAAAGAAAAGTTCTACGGTAAAGACTACACCTAAAGCAAAGCCAAGAGGATATGCTAAAGGTGGTTCAACTGTAAATGCGGCGGGTAATTATACTAAGCCTAGTATGCGTAAGCGTCTTGTCGCATCCGTTAAGGCTGGCGGCAAAGGAGGAAGCCCCGGCCAGTGGTCGGCTCGTAAAGCTCAAATGGTTGCCAAACAATACAAAGCAAAAGGTGGAGGATACACGTAATGAAAGTAGAAGCACCTAAAGGCTATCATTGGATGAAACAAAAAGATGGTAGTTTAAAACTAATGAAACATGACGGTAAGTTTGTCCCTCACAAGGGGGCAAGCCTTACTGCTAATTTTGCTATACAGAAAAAACATGACAAAAAGTAAACCTAAAAAGATGAATACAGGTGGACTAGCTAAAAGCCAAAAAAGTCTTAAGTCTTGGACTAAGCAAGATTGGAGGACCAAGAGTGGTAAACCCTCAACACAAGGGTCAAAAGCCACCGGCGAGAGATACCTTCCTGCTAAGGCTATTAAGTCTCTTAGTGATTCTGAGTATGCTGCTACAACCCGTGCCAAACGAAGAGGCAAGGCTGCGGGTAAGCAGTTTGTGGCTCAACCTAAGAAGGTTGCGAAGAAGGTAAAACCCCACAGGAAAGTAACATGAGAAAACTCACAGAAAAACAACAGCTATTTCTTGACGTGCTGTTTGAAGAGGCACAAGGTGATCCTGTGCAAGCTAAACGTCTTGCAGGGTATGCTAATACTATGTCCTCTACAACTATTACTGCTGCATTACAGGACGAGATTGCTGAACTTACTAAGAAGTTTATTGCTACTGCTGGTAGTAAAGCTGCATACTCTATGATGCAGGTTATGACTAACCCTACTGATCTTGGCAATAAAGAAAAGATGGCAGCAGCTAAAGATTTCCTTGACCGTGCTGGCTTTGTAAAGACAGACAAAGTAGAAATCAAAGCTGAAAACCCTGTATTTATATTGCCACCTAAAAATGAAAGTTAATAAAACTTGGAAGCTCCCTGAGCCAGAGCTAGTTGATGGTGAGTATGAATGGTTATCTGTCGTTAGAGTAGGCAGAGTTGTGCCATTTGGCTATAGACAAGACCCTGAAGATGATGATATACTACTACCAATCCCAGTAGAGCTAGAAGCTTTAGAAGAAGCTAAGAAGTATCTAAAGCAATATAGCTATAGAGATGTAGCCAACTGGTTGAGTGAAAAGTCAGGTAGATACATTTCTCACGTGGGTCTAATGAAGAGAGTTAAACTTGAACGAAAACGTAAAGCAGAAGCTTCAACGCAACGCTATTACGCTGAACGCTACAAAGAAGCGGCGGCAAAAGCGGAAACCCTCGAAAGAAATCGTATCGGAGCCAGAGCTTCAACCAGTTCCAGCGAGAGTGAAGCCAGAGCCGATTGATGTAGAAAAAGCTCAAGACGTTATCTTTGAGCCTAATCCCGGCCCTCAGACAGACTTTCTTTCAGCATCAGAACAAGAGGTACTATATGGTGGGGCGGCTGGTGGTGGTAAGTCTTTTGCTATGCTGGCCGATCCTGTTAGGTATTTTAATAATCCACTATCTTCTATGCTGTTGGTACGGAGAAGCACAGAAGAACTCAGAGAACTTATCTCAGTCTCCAAACAGCTCTACCCAAGAGCAATCCCCGGGATTAAGTTTATGGAACGTGATAAGACGTGGGTAGCTCCAAGCGGTGCTACTCTTTGGCTTTCATATCTAGACAGGGATGATGATGTACAAAGATACCAAGGACAAGCTTTTAACTGGATTGGTTTTGATGAACTTACACAATGGCCTAGCCCTTATCCTTGGAACTATATGAGGTCTCGCCTACGTACTACTAAGAATAGTGGTCTAGGTTTATATCAAAGGGGAACTACTAACCCCGGCGGAAGTGGGCATCAATGGGTTAAGAAGACTTTTGTAGACCCAGCTCCACATAATACTAGCTTTGATGCTACTGACATGGAAACAGGAGAGGTTATTGCTTGGCCTAAAGGTCACTCAAAAGAGGGTCAACCACTGTTTAAGCGCAGGTTTATTCCTGCTACTTTATTTGATAACCCGTACTTAGCTGATGATGGTCTATACGAAGCTAACCTATTGTCACTACCAGAGCATCAACGTAAGCAACTACTTGAAGGTAACTGGGATGTAAATGAAGGTGCTGCTTTTCCTGAGTGGAATAGACAAGTACACGTAATAGAACCCTTTGAGATACCTAGAAGCTGGTCAAAGTTTAGAGCATGTGACTATGGGTACGGTTCTTACTCAGGGGTTGTTTGGTTTGCTGTATCTCCTGATGAACAACTGATAGTTTATCGGGAAATGTATTGCTCAAAGGTCATAGCTACTGACCTAGCTGATATGATACTAGAAGCAGAGGACGGAGAAAAGATACGCTATGGAGTACTTGACTCATCTCTCTGGCATAAACGTGGAGACACTGGCCCAAGTCTAGCTGAACAAATGATTATGCAAGGCTGTAGGTGGAGACCTGCTGACAGATCTAGAGGTTCAAGGGTAGCAGGTAAGAATGAGATACACAGGCGGTTACAAGTAGATGAGTTTACTGAAGAACCACGGCTAGTATTTTTTAATACTTGTACTAATACTATATCACAAATACCAGCATTACCTCTGGATAAGAATAACCCTGAAGACGTAGATACACACTCAGAAGACCACCTGTACGATGCAATTAGGTACGGGGTTATGACAAGACCAAGAAGCAGTTTGTTTGATTTTGATCCTGCAACACAACGATCAGGCTTCCAAGCAAGCGACCCAACGTTTGGTTATTAAGGAAATACTATGGACGAATTTGAAGAAAGCATGGGAATGGACGCTGAAGAAGCAAGCTCTTTAGAGGACATGAAAGAAGATACATACAGTGATCCTCTTGCAGGTACTATTGTAGGTCTTGTACAAAAACAATACAAGAAAGCTTCTGATGCAAGAGAGACAGAAGAAAACCGTTGGGTACAAGCATACCGTAATTATCGTGGTATCTATGGGCCTGATGTACAGTTTACTTCCACAGAAAAATCTCAGGTATTTGTTAAAGTAACTAAGACTAAAGTACTTGCAGCTTATGGTCAAATCATTGAAGTACTTTTTGGAAATAACAGATTCCCAGTTACTGTAGACCCTACTACCTTACCTGAAGGTGTGGCTGAGTCTGTACACTTTGAATCTAATGATGAAATAAAGAAAGCGCAAGGTCCAAGCTTAG